ATTTATTTTCATCTCTTGATTTACTATTAAGTGGAAACCATTTTTCTAATTGTCTATCTTTTTCACCGCATAAGTATAAGTGACTTCCAGTGCCATCACCAAATGATATACCGTGTGCTATTCCAAATGGTGAGGGTCTTATATCTTTAATTCCTTAGCCAAATATATATTGTAATCTATATTTTGGTTTTAGGTCTGTCGTTTTGTAAGTATTATATCCTTTACTATGACTTACTTCTGACGGACTCTTTGCGAACCACTCATGGTCAGGTGTAACGTAAATTACTTTTTCAATACCCTGACGTGATAAAACTAACTTACTTAGTTTTTGTGTCCCAAAGCACTTAATTGGTGCCTCAACCCACTTACCATTTTTAGTAAGAATACTTTGATGTGTTCCAGAACAATCACCTATTTTCTGTAAACCATCATTTGTAATTATTTTAGTATCATAACTAAAACAGTTGTTCAGTGCAGCGAAGATACCTTTCTCTTCGGTGAGGACAGAGCCCATGGCCCATAGTCCTCTACCAGGGGGTAGGAATTTCATGTTAAACATACGGTCATACATCTCTTTGGCAGAGCGTGTAGCTCTCCATTGATGCCACCCAAGACCATGAGTTTCGATATGCTGTTTCTGCATGTTGTACGTGCCTTCAACTACCCGCTGAACGGTTTCTCACCATTGTTCGTTTGAGCCATCCTCTTTAATACGGGAATATGTTCTCATATACACGAGTGCTCCGAGTCCGTTAAATCCAAACGGAGCTCTTTTTCTTTTGTAACTATTTATGAAAGTATCTGATAAATTAAACATTTATTTCTCCTCGGGTATATCCTTCACTATTAATTGTTTGGCATGATTGTAGTTTACGGTTGTAACTCCTTCATACAAATCTGGAAATAATTCTGCTGCCATTTCCCAAAATTTTGCACGACTTGCTTCTGCTAATTTAGATGCTTTGATTGCTTTCTTAAATCCAAATCGTTTTTCCACGTGTATGTCACGTACCTTGTCTGCGGCTAGATAGTCTAACCAAACATCTTGCATTTCTACCGGAACCTTGTATTCTTTTTCCATTTTATTTCTCCTCTAATATTTTTGGTAACATGCTACCGAATGTAGGCATCATGGGTTGAACACTAACTAATTGACTGGCGACTAACGCAGGGAATGCTTGTCTAACACGCGGTAATGTAAAGTCCTTTAGATTTGTTATATCCAAATTGTTGAATAGTTCCTGTATCTTCTCCATTTCTAATGGACTAGGATAAAATGTTTGTTCTCTGTATTTACATTTCATTATTCAAATCCCTCTTTGTTGTCATCAGTCATCAATAATTTATATTTCTTTGCCAACATTTGCTTTCCGTATTCCTTGTGATTATCCATTTTAGTCTGTTGTTCTTGACCGTTTTGTGATAATTCCTCGTACATTTCAAACGTACCGGTATCAGTTCGTATTTTCATTGGTAGCGTTATTCCGTCTCTGCCGAATCTATTTTTAATAATATGACATCGTCCAGTATCTGCAATTTTGTCTTCAACTTTTCGACTGATTGACATTACAAAATCAGCAGTCATAATTTTTGAATAATCTTCAGCGATCTTGCCTGCCTCAATAATATCCTCTTCAAGAGCTGATCTTGATGCTTGTGATGCAGTCCAAACTGGTACATTAAGTTCTCCTGCCATTCCACGTAAATCTTCATAAATTCGCCTTAACTGAAATCTTAAATCTTTTTGTCCCGAGGTATCTCTCAGTAAATCTGCATAATCTACGACCACAAGGTCAGGCTCAATTTGCTGTAATTCCATTTGTTTCATATGTGCCATCAAAGATGATACACCAACACTACCTTGTGGAAAATATTTGATAATCATTTCACCGTTTAATCCACCTAGAACTTTTTCAATTTCGTCTTGATGGTACTTAATATTTGCCGTTGGCACTTTACTGAAAATGGTGTCAAACCGTGTACCGACATATTGTTCGTTCAATTCCATAGTATAGTAAACGACTTTCAGACCTGCCTTAACTGCACCTGCCGCGATTGCTTGTAGAATCCAAGACTTACCGATTCCTGCCGGTGCAACTACAACACCTAATTCTCCGCCGGCTAGACCGCCATCCATTATTTCTGATAATGGATTCCAAGGAGTGGATATTGTTGCCCGAGTGATGCTTGTCAATCGTTCTTTTAAACCTGTAATATAATCATGTCCCAAATCTCTCGGAGCTCCGGCTTTCATAGCCTCATCGACTAATCCCTTTATTCCATCATAATCTCCGGATTCTAATAAATCAACTGAATCAATGATTGCAGTTTTTAACACCTGATTTTTACAAAATTCAAGTATTTTTTCCTGTACAAATGTTAAATCGGTTGCCTCTAATTGTGCCCATGAATGTTTCAATTTTTCAGTAACATCAACCTGCAAAATATCATTATCAATTTCATCAATTTCATACTTCAATGTTACGAGTGTAGGAATCGTTTTATACTTGAAAAAGTATTTTGAGATATGCTCGACTAGCCACTTATTACCTTCACTATCGAACATTTCAGGTTGGAGGATATCGCCTATCTGCTGAATAAATTGGGTATCTTTTAATAGAGACGCTACAACTTTAGTTTGGAAACTGTTGCCAAACCCTGATAAATTATCTGTCATTATTTTCCTTTAAAACTTCTATGATTTTACGAGCATATTCTCGGTCATACTCTTGGATTTCGTCTGTTAATTCTGAATATGGAACCCAGTAGGATTTCCAATTATCTAATTTTGCTCTGATCTTTTTTGAAAGTTCGTCTGGATTACCTTCGCCGTCCCATGTAAAATCGAGTGCCTCCTCGAGTAGTTTGGCTATTGACTTGCTCCAGTCTTCCCATTGCTGATGTTCTAAATCTGATAATTTTTCAACTGTCTCAGGACTTTCTAACAACTCCATAACATCTTTAAATTTAACGTATGCTCCACCGCCATATTTACCAAATTCTTTTTCATCGGTGCCACCCCACATATCACTAACACCGTGCATTCCATACCTTTGTAATTTCATAACCTTCTCCTTTGTGTAGATATAGTTATCATATATACTACTATTTAATGACCTTAAATTCATTTTTTCACTTATTTTTCGGACTGTGAAACAAACGTGATATGTTCCTATCCAGTGCATACGTGATAGAATAATCAGTATTATTCCTGGTTGATCTACCCAATCCCTGTATAATTTTATATACCGTCATTGTTTCATATATATCAGGGTATCGTTCAAAAATGTATTTTATTCTTTTATCTGCCAATGATGGGTAAGGCGCCTTTACGAATATTTGAAATCTGGATTGTTCGTTTGGTAAATCAATACCTTCAAACAATGAAGGCGATATTAAAACAGACGGCCTTGCATCTTGTTTATGTTGACTTAGGGAATCTAGTAATTTAGTGCCTCGCTCATGTTCTATCAAATTTGTTTTTGTTCGTGTTCTTATCATCGTTGCCATAAATTCATTGATGTAATATGACGGCGTTAATATGATGCCATTTTTCTTTTCATTCTCTTTTAAGATTTCTTGAATCACATTTGCAATTTTTACCAAATTTGATTTGTCTTGTAATTTTGAATAATTGTAATTATCATGATTTACTAACACCAAAGTCTTATTTTCAGCCTTAAACACTGGCGGAGATTTAATGTAAGTTATATCATTCTTATTAATTTTCAACGTATTTGAAATAAAATTTGCATCCACTGTTGCAGACATAAACAAATGATAATCTGCCTTATTAATTTTCTTGAACATATCACCGACAAATATGGGCGACACAACAACGGCAGTAGCTTGAATGTCCACTACATGCTCATAATTGGATATTTCTAATTCTTGAATTTTAGCAAATAGGCCGCCTACCATTTTAGCAATTTTATTATATGAAGTAAATGCATCATAGTTTCCGTTGTCTCGATAATGCCGAGCCTGATGCGCATATTCTCGTTCTATCTCTTTGTATAAATCCTTCATATTCAATAAAAATGATCCGTGATTTGACATTTTCACTTTTTCAGACATTATAGCCTCAGAAACTTTTGTCAGAACATCTACAAATCGAACATAACCAGAAGTTTGATAGCGTTGCATTCTCGCAATCAAATACTTATTATTTTTCATTGAAATGGTAATTGATAAATGTGAACTAAATACCTCATTTATTAAATGTGCTTCATCAAATATAGCAATCTGTCTTTCTTGAAATCCTTGGTTATACATACAAGATATGAAATAATATGAATAATTCGTAATGAAATGCTCAGACTTAAATTTCCTAGAATTTAGATCATGATAATCACATGAATTACACATTAATTTTTTGGGTCCTTTAAGTTCCTGATAAATGCAATTATCTGCGGTATCCTTCAACACGCTACATCCATAATTACTTGCACCCATGACGGTAGCAAATCTGTTACCATACTGAGAAAATGAATTTCTATATTGCTCGGTTAAAGTATTGGTGTGCATCAAGATATATGAGGACGCTCGTTCTTTCTGTTGAAGGACTGCCATACAGTCAGCTACAATGACAGCAATAATTGATTTACCAGTTCCTGTGGGTGCTGATAATACTACGTGCTTTTTCTTGTCAGTTAAATATGCATCTAAAATCTGACTGATCAAGTCCAATTGATTGTCTCGAGGAGTCATGGCATATTTTCCAAAACTCTGTAAAATTACAGCTTCGTGATTAACTTTCATCGTATAACTTTCTGCTCCGTTCCTGCTTATCTTTTTCAATTTTTTTGCGCTTGTATAATTCTCGTGCTTTTCGTAAAATTTCTTTACGATTTCGCTCATAGTGTTCTGATTGCCACGTTCGTTGTGCCTCTCGTTTTTCCTCTATTGAATTATACTTCTTTTTTCTACCCATTATGCTCTTTCGCAAATTTATCCAACTTTGAAAATACTCGGTGAATCCAAGTTTCTACGTTCGGAATATTTTGATGTAACTGATCTTTAAAAAACATTTGTTCAAATTGAAATTTATTTAGTGGTGAAATGTCACCGTGAGTTATCGCTCTTAGCGTAGATTTCGCTCGAGCATTAATGTCAACTTCATCCAGTTGCATTAATTTATGATTTAAATTTAGTGTTTCCTTACTATTAAGTATAGTCTCATGTATCGAAAGACTCCCTTTTTCTGCCTCAACTAGCAAATTATCTATACCAAATTCAACATCGGTTAAAATATCAGGAAATCGTTTAACTATTGTCTTTAATCCTGCTCCTCGAATTCCGGGGATATTATCAGACTTGTCGCCTTCTAATATTCTGTATGTGAGAAAGTTGTGTGCAGGAATTTGATAATCCCTAACAACGGTGTGAGGATTGTATAGAACCTTTTTAGTCGGAGACCAAACTGAAATTCGGTCGCTCACTAATTGTATAAAATCTTTGTCAGTACTCATTATAATTACTTGACTATCTGTTAAAAGTTGTTTGGTAATATAAGCCATTGAATCATCAGCCTCGATATTTTCAATCATGGCAATTGAAACAGGTAAATACTGTAAATACTGAAATAATCTTTGAATTTGAACTTCCATTGATTGTCGCTCATCTGCCGGTGAACTATAGGCATCTGTCCTATTTAACTTGGAAGCGATTTTACGATTTGCCTTATATTCGGGATATAACTTTCGTCTACGGGAAGATCCACCTTTTCCGTCAAATGTGATTATAACCCGTGTTGGCTGAAGCGTTTCAATTGCATATCCAATAGAACGTAAAAATCCTATAACTCCGCCTACATGAACTCCGTCAACATTTGTAACCGGTGATACAGCAAAGGCTCTGATAAAGGTGTTTAGTCCGTCTATCAACAAAACCTTACTGTTCGGTACTTCTGATTTTAGATTTTCATGGTCTTGTTCAATTTCATTTAGTAATCGTTTGAAAATATCTTTGTCAATCATAAACTGTCCGTTTCTAGACAAACGAACAGGTATTTTATTCTTTTTTATATAACCATATACTTATATACGAACATACACTACAACCTAATAAAATACCCATTTTCGTTTATCCTCTAAGTAGATTTTCTGGCGTCCCGCCTTCTACTTAATTTTATTCTTCTTCGGGTTCCCCTATCTCAAGTTCACTTTCATCATGGACAACATCTTGTTTATATTCCATAATCAAAGCATCACAGAGTTTACCGTATAGAAATTCCTCTAATCCAGGATGAACTTCAAGTTTCTCTCGAAAGTCTTTCGCTTGAAATTTGATGTCCTCGCCGTTAAAATCAACGGTCATCCAAGCACCACCTGATTTAATCAATTTGTACTCTTTTAGAGTCACTAGCCAACTTGCATAATCATCTATACCAGAATCAAAATACAAATGAAACTCAGCTATCCTTGATGGTGGTCCCATTCTATTCTTAGTAACCTTACACTTGGTTTTCATACCAATTATTGTTTTTGTGGAATCTTTAATCTGTCCTAAATTTGATAAGCGTACTCGAACGGATGAATGAAAGCCTACTGCTTTTCCACCTGATGTTGTATATTTATCTCCGAACATAGCTCCCAATTTAACTCGTAACTGATTTGTGAAAACGATTGCGATATTTTCTTTGCTGATTAAATTTGTGATCTTACGCATTGCCTTAGACAAAATAATTGCCTTTGATGTTGCCCAACCGTCCTTATCATAATCAGCATCCATTTCTACTTTCGTAGATGCTCCTGCAAGACTGTCAACTAAAATAGTTACAAGCCTGGTGCTTGAGCCTTCCCGTACCTTTGAAATAATTGTTTCAATTGTTTCAAATATATCTTCAACCGTTTCCTCGGGAATATAAATCATCTTGTCAATATCCACACCGATCGCAGACAAAAATTCAGGACTTACAGCAGATTCAGTATCAATGTAAACTGCTATTCCATCTTTCTTTTGAGTGTTTGCAAGTATGTGGGCACCGATAAGACTTTTACCTGATGATTCAAGTCCTGTAAATTCACATATTCGACCGACAGGTATTCCACCGTGAGGTCTGTTTGAGATACGTAAATCTAGGATGCTCGAACCGGTAGAAATTCAGTCACTAATATTTGACGGAGAATCATTAAATTCATCTCCTAAAAAATATGCAACTTTCATACCTTTATCTTTGGAATTTAGGGAATCAGCAACCGAAGACGCTAGAAATTCCTCTCTATCCATGGTTTTTTCTTTTGTCATAGTTGTACTCCAAATCACAAGTGGGGTGAGATTGCTCCCACCCCGTTATTAGTTTATTTATCAAATAAAGCGGCGAAGTCATCAGACGTTGCGGCTTTAGAAGTAATCGCTTCTTGTGTTGTAGTTGCAGTTGGTTCTGCGGAATCACTACCACCATCAGTATCATCTTCATCAGGGTTCAAATATGTTTCCAACGCAGTGCGCAGTTCCTCATATGATAATTCCTGATAGACTTCTTTGATGTCTTTTTGGTTATTAAGCAACGCATCTAACTGAGCTTTATTCTCAGAAAGCGGTGTTTGTAAAGGCTTAATTTTGATTCGTGTTTTAGGGAAGTTAGAACCGGATTCTTCCTTAGGGATGAATTTTACAACAACATCTCTTCCGGTCAACGGATCTGAAATATCTCCGTAATCCGCGTCACCATAAAATTCTAACAATTCCTGGTAGACTAGTTTTCCAAAACCCCAAAATTTAACTCCGGAGTTTTCTTCGCCACGTACAACAATTGGAAGGAAAGTACGCATTTTTGCCTCAAGAGTCTTGGACATTTGGTACGAATCCTTGTCACCGTTTTGACGAAGTTTTTGAGCAAACTCCTCAATTGGGTCTGGACGTTTAAAAGATAATGGTGATAGAAAGGTTTTTCCACCGATACCGTAATGAAACTGTAGTTCAATGAAAGGATTTTCAGGAACATATTTATAAGGAACAATCCTTATAATTGTTTCACCTGGTGTTGGTTTTCACAGACTTGTGGTTTTGTTTGATTCGGTGTTTAGATGGTTTAGCTTTTTGCGCAACGCGCTGAAATCGACTTTAGACATGGTTGTTTCTCCTATTTTTTAATTGTCATTTGTCATTGGTTAACTGTCATTATTTGCAGTTACAACCTTTATACATTAATATATAGTGTATATATAAGAGAAAAACACATTTATTTTCAATTATTTTCAATTATTTTTAGTGTCGTTTTTGCCAACTTCTGACACCATTTTCTGATTTTTCGACTTCTGCATATAGTTCATCACTCACATCAATGACTTCCAAGGATTCATCAGCAGAGGAATAGTCATCAGGTACAATCCCGGATGGATTATTTTCTTCTCGCCTGATATAGAATTCCTTCATATACTGATCATACTGCGTGCGACTGAGATGGTATGAATAACCGTCAGGTCGTTGTCCCCATCCTCGTTCATGCTCTGTCCATGATTCTACAACTAGTGTTTTCATAAATTCTCCTTATTGAAAATCTGGGTCAAATGCAGACGGATTCCCGTCTTCGTCTTCATATGGCAACATACCGGTATCTTGAATCCATTCACTTTTTTCTAAATATTCAATGACAGATTCTAGCGTTTTATATTTTTCCGTAAAATCTCCTGCAAACGTACATTCCATTTGCTCATGGTGGATTCCCAATTCGGCTAGTACTGAGCCTACCCCTGAGGTATGGCTTCCGATATTGTCATCACATGAATCATCACCTACATAAAGTGCATAGTCATAGTCCTCATACTCCGTGTCTGCTTTAGGTGTACCAGATTGAATTGCATAGAAATAAAATATGTTATCGTTTAGAGCTTTTTTCAACAGGTCAAAAATTTCAATATCAGTTCCATTGACCGTGGTATTGTCTTCAAATGTTGCTGTGATCGTACTAATTTCATCCCTACATTCTCCTGTACAAATTGCATACTCTGGGTCACAAAATTGTATGTCTGCTCTGTACGGAGTATATTCTCCGTTGTCATCATACACCGATCCGTCTTTGTCAATTTGTACGAGGTCCATTCCATCGTCTCGGATACTGACCATGAAGTACACCTCAGGACTGTCACAGTCACCGCATGTGAGTTTTCTAATTGCCGTCATCTAAACACCTCGTTTAATCATTTGTAATGTCATGGCAAATGAAAATGCAAAGCCTGCGAATACCATAAACCACCCGCCGTCCAATACTGCTAAGCCACAACATAATGTAAACAGTATTCCTACCGGCCAAAATTCTAAAATTCTTTTAATGTTCATTTTTGTCTCCTTTGTACCATTCAATTTTTACTCCGTCATATCTAACATTAGTCATAAATCCCAAGTCTTTAAAATGTTTGGCTACGGCTACATACCAACCACTTTCGAGTGTGTCTTCAAAAAATTTCTCCGCTAACTTCATGTAGTCGTTGTAGATTTTTTTTACGTTAATCATTTCTAATATTCCTTTATTTTGACAGGAGTGTGAGTTACATCACCTGAATGTTTATGTGCATACTTAGCTAAAATATTTACTCGTTTAGATAATCGTACAAGTATCCGTAAAAAGATCATCAATCCCCATGTACCATAATATACAGCAAATGCTGGAAAGAATAATGCGATTACAAATGATCCGAATGTATGAGCAAAGAAATAACCATACAAACTGTCATAATCATATCGTCTATATGGTATTGAAATTCCCGATTGTTTTTTCTTCTTGAGTCCGAAACTTGGGTCGTAATCCATTCCGTGTAGAAAGAAAATATACTTTCGTATTGACACCCACCAATCAGGTGCAATAGAATGTTTCTGATCATTGAGATACATTTTGATGTATGCTCCCATCGGTATAATACCTGCATATACAACTAAAATACTGATATAGCCTAACCACCCGTGAAAGAGTATTTGTCCATACAAACTGTGCCATACCTGTGCTATCAAATCTGGTAGTGAAATCATCTTAGGCTTCCTCTTAATTTCTGCAATTGTTTGACTTCACCTTGTAAAAATGACAATAATTTGTCATAAAATTCAGGAGTGTTTTCTGCCAGGTCTCTGGTGTACTGAGAATATGGGTTCATTTCAACAACCGTATTTCCCATGTGCACATACGTTGTGTGATCATCTGCATGGCGTGTTTTCTGAGCGATCATTTGACTTGGCCATAAATTCTTAGCACCGGACCCGCTTGACATATGATCGCTAATGGCCGATGTCATTTCCTCTCCATGCGTGTCAAGGTCACTGGCATGATCGTTGTAAAATGTAATTGTAGTTAAATAACCCATTATTTCGTGTCCTCCTCAGGATATATATCCACTTCACATGTGAGTTTTTCAGCCTCTAAAACTATGTCACCATCAAACATCATATCAACTTTATACGTGTGTGCATGTTTGCCACCTGCAACTCCACTGTCAAGTTTTCGGACATGCTCTTCAATGAGTTTTGATATGTCTTTTTTAGTGAACGTGTATCGAATTAGTTTTTCCATTTTCTTCCTCGTTGTCATTGATCACTAGATAACCTAGGATCATCTTCGTTTGATGTATGGCTACGGTTGCCATCTTTGTCTACAAGTCAAATTCTCTTTTTTGCCGATTCGCTATAATTTTTCTTATGTTCAGCGGTTCGTTTTTTACCTTTATTGGCAATGCTAATTTTGTTATCATGTTCTTTTAAATCTTCATCCGTCATTAAGCCTCTGTAATTCACACCGTACATTGAATTGTATTCGCCCGCTGTGTGTGGTCGAGGACCTTTACATTTTTCAGCAGTACGTGCCATTATCTCATTGTTTTCCTTTGTCAATCCTTTGTTTCAAGCTGGGCGTCCATTCGGTCAGTTTCGTTTTATAGAATCGGACATGTCTTGTTTCATTTCGTCCGTTCATACCTTGCCTCCTCGACCCCCAATTTCCATATTATATGTATCTCTACGTTTTACAAACTCCTCATTCACAAGTTCACGCTCACGTGCATACATAGCATAAGGATCATCTAGGTGCTCTACAATATGTCGCTTAAAATTATCTTCGCCATATTTATCAACCGCTTTTCTCAGAAAGACGCCACTACCCAAATAATCATCGTCTAAATCATTAGTTGAATGAGCGCCCATGTATGTTTTTCCATTTGTCAAATTAACTGTCAAGTAAATAAAATTGTACGTTTTCATCTTAAAAATCTCCTTATTCTTTTATATAAGTATAAAGAAATTGAATAAAGTGATTTCTAAAACGACCCAAATTCCACTTGAAATGTTGGTATTCCAACTACCTCTCTCCAGTGTTCTATCATTTGATCACGGTCATCCAATATGAATAACACGTTGTATTTTCCCTGGATGTTAGCCTCGTACAACTCATCCTTGATAATTGAATCCCTACGTTGGTCATTGGGTGCTCTCATGAACAGGTTGTCACCATAAGTAACATTGAAATCAGTCTTGTCCTTGAACCAACGGATAGTTTCGTCACGAGCATTTCCATCACGACCTGATAAGAAGATGATTTTTGTCTCGTCTCCGACACCATGTTCATCACGACTTCCATTATCATACTGAATGAAACTCAATAACTTTTGAACAGGTTCATTCACATCATCCTCATACACAGCAGACCAATCGAATGGACTTCTACCAGTCATTTTGGCGATTGTACCGTCAATATCAACCAAGATACATTTTGGTAATGTTTCGTCTTGCTGAATGTAGAATGAATTGGTTGCATTAGGCTGATAATAACTTTCAGGTACCAATCTAAGATTTCCACCCTTGATGTACTTGTTATAAAATTTCAGTATAACATCTTCACCGACTTTTTCTTTACGAACCTTATCACGCTCAAGGCAAACCTTAAGCGGTGTATCAACAAATGTTTCAACTACTTTTACATCACCGACTTTTTGAGCAATAGCGTGCCACTCATTGACAGTCTTTTGACGCAGGTTAGTGTCATCAGTAACAACATTCAATCCCTTTTTCAAAGCATCAAGTGCCATCGCCTGAGTAACTTTGGTGATTATGGTTTCATTTTTCTGACTGTAAACCTTGCTGTTCATCATATCTCTGAAATCATCACGGTTGATTCTAACCCATGACTTTGGATTTTTGGCTACGAGGGCTTTTGCTTTTGTAGTTTTTCCTGATGCCGGAATTCCCCCTAAGAACCATTAAAGTTTGCATTTATATGTCTCCAATTTTTGTTTATATCTATCCATCAATACAACATCTCCATTGTCAATTAATAATCGTGCGGCTTCAGTGTCGGATGCTTCAAAATCCCACCAATATTTACTTGACATCTTGTACTCCTTGTTCACCCTGCGTTTCCGTAGCGGGGTCTATTGCTGTTCTACAAAAATTTGTAAGTTGAATATTCAAGTCTTGTCCAGCATCGTTTCCAAGCTCATCTGCAAAGCAAAAATATCGCACGGCGTTTGTTTCTTTGTTAACATTACCCATGCCGGTTGGAGTCATAAGCACCCTCTTAATTTTTCCCATGAATCCTCGGTAGGTCAAATCGAGGGTATATGCACGTTGACCATCTTCACATTCCGCCTTGGTATTCGGCACGATTTCTATTGATAATAGTTTCATATTACAATCCGAAAATTCTATTGAGTTCACGTCGGATGGAGTCAGCAGAGCTTCCAGCCTTGATTGACATAGCACCCGAGACGAAAGCTATTGCAGAAGTTCGCTCAATTGACCGTGTGTTGGTCATAAGTTCCTGCATCAGTGCATCCAACTCTTCTACAGTTGCGGTTGTATCCTTCACTTTATATCTCCTTGTATTCAAACAATTCATCCAACATTTTCCACGCTTTCGCAAACTGATTTCCACGCTTTAGTGCAGAATCCGCCTACAACTGGACCTTTAGTGTCATACAACCAATCGGTAACATCCTGATCAGGTATTGAATCCACAATTATGACCTTTTGGTCCCAAGTTAATTTAATCTTTTTTCTGAATGGCCACATCTCTAATATCCTCCATACACATTTCAATAAAATTATCTATGTCTTCCATATGAGACTCAGGTATTTTATCGCTTGCATAAATTTTACAATTGATAAGATGCTTAATTGCAATTCCTAACCTAGTTTGCAACATATCCACTTTTCCTAAATTGAAATAGTCTTTAGTCATCTTTTTCACCATCCCCGTTTAGAAAATATTCACTCTGTAATAACACTTCCAATTTATACAATAAATCAAGTTCATCTTGACCTATGTGCAAATCATCTGCATCACGTGACCATGTTAGTTTTCCGTCAACAATATCCATTACGGTCTGTTTCCTTTAGGGTCAATTACATAAAGATTATATACAGCAGATACATTTGTCATAATTTTATCCTAACTTATTTACCATTGATTCATTCCAATCACTCATCCAATGAATGTCATCTTTTCCAACATGACCTTTTCTGACACATTTTCCCATACTGTCAGCGAAAGCATCATAATGAAATCCATCTGCAAGTCTGACAACATATCCTTCAGCCGGATCTCCGTTCAATCCGTTGACCATAATTTCGTCTCCGATGTCACGAAATTTGACCTACGGTAAGTGGTACAGCCATCCACGACTCCACAACATATTCCGGGTCTGTCGCTATTTCCAACGCAATGATTCCAGCGAATAGCAACATAAATCCATAAAGTGCAAGTGCTATAATTGAAATAACATTTGCCGCAAAACTGGACAATTCTACTCCTTTGTTTCTTAAAAATAACTTTACTTGATCATTCACATTGATCTCCTTTTTAGGTTATATTTTATTTCCTACTGTAATGTAAGGAATAAAAATACAAAAGTCAAGTACTAATTTTTAAACAATATTGTAAGAACAATCATAGCAGGTATTGCCATGATTAAAATTGGCAGAAGCGGAATCAATGTCCACCACCATTTTTCGAGCCAATTCCACATAGCTTGCTCTTGCAAGTAATCTTCATGCTCATCATGATAAAATTCTGCTGAGTTTGTTTTCTTATCCATCGTGTAATCTCCTATATTCTTCATCTTCAAATAAAATTTTTCCGTCTCGTTCTACACGAACGATGTCAAATTTTATATTTTTCTTGGATGTAAAATCTTCGTTATGGGTATCCCAAATAGAACCGGCATACGTAAGGTACACTCGGTTGTTTCTGAATGTCAATGAATCGTATGGTTTTAAATCTGATAGTTTAATCATAATCTCCTCTAATTATTTTCCAATCTTCCTGACAACCTTCACATGGCGTAAATCGTTTTTTCTGTTCATACGGCTTGTCAATTTTCCAAAACCAATGCCTGATATACATGAAGGCCCATTTCAGTTTTTTCATTATCTATCACCTTCTATAAATGCTTCATTCGTCTTGTTCTTAAATTTTATCAAGTCTTCCAACTCTATTCCAAATTCATTTATTGCGTATCCCTCAATTGCCCCGATCAAATCTGCCATTTCACATAGTTGGAGTATGGCATCTTGTTGTTCATATGCATCCAATAGCTCGTAATATTCCTCAACGACTTTTGAAAATTCTTTGTATTTTCCACGTGGTATTTCTCGTTTATGATAACCCATTTTTAATCTCCAATATTCGTGATAATCTTGGCTCAGCACACCCTGTACCATATATCCATGTTAAAAATTCTGATTTTCTGATTCCATAACTGCCAAGTTCGTAACCGCCATCTTTACGTTCGGAGCCACCATATGTCAAGTCAAATCCATCATCAGTTTCTTCCCAATCAACTCTTTCAAAATATTTCATAAAAAATTGGTGAGCATGATGCACCAATTCGGCGAGTGCTTCCTTAGTTACCACATCCGTTTTTATCAATTCATTTTTCATGAAATGTTCACAATGCAAGGCATCAATTGTATCAGGCCTGAAACATGGCGTTACCGCTTGAAATTGTCCTAATGGAAGATGTTTTTTGAGATACAAATCAAGGAACGATTGTTCACCTGATGCAACTAAACATTCTCCGTTTCGTAGTTGATGCGGGTCAACGCCTGGAGGTCGTGTTATGCCACTAACATACTCAGAAACAGTCCATGGCACTTCTATACGTTCAAAACCGCACTGCTCATAGTACTTTATTGAATCGTTTATATATTCATAATTTATCATTCATAACCTCCTCACACAATATAAAAAAAAATCCCTGACAAGTCAAGGATTTATTTAATTTAAGTTTGCCATTCAGTGGTGTTGACAATTGTGTGAATTTTTGTGTGTATCTGTTTAAAACCATTTTTTGTAGTTAATAACAAGCTATTCTGAAATTCTGTTCAATCTATCGAATATGACTTGTCAAGCACTCCATTATTCTTTTGCCTGATTATTTCATTCAGGCTGTTGATTGTGTACAGGGTATTAGTTTGTTTTTTCCTATGTAATGAAATTGTGTTTGTATTCGTCAAAAAATCCTCATCAGTTTGCTCAATATTGTATGTGCAAATTAATTGGTCAGGTTCTTCGGAGTTATCAAAAACATAGATTTTATTAAATAAAACCGTGTGATAGCCAATGATTAAATCAATAGCATCGTTCATCATTTCTTTGGTGGTAAAGGTGCATAATAGCTGAGAGCGCATTATATACTCCTTTCTAACAATGTTCATTGTTTATATACTTTTTTTTTGCCCGAAATTAACTGACCTAAATAGTCAGAACTAAGATTATATTTTTTTGCCAATCGACTGAATACGATCATTGTTTACTCCTCTGAGTCGGGTTCGTCTTCCAATTTTTCTTCGACTTCCTCAACTTCCTCAACTTCAACTTTTTCCTCAACTTCAACTTTTTCCTCAACTTCAACTTCTTCCTTGACATCTTCAGCAATAACCTCTTTTGGACCTTCGATCATGGCAGTAATAAATTCATTTATAACATGATGCTCCCAACCAAAATCTTTTAAAATTTCCCTCAATGTCAATTGGTGTCCTAGATTTTCTGGGTCTGGCTTGCCATCATTGACTTTATATGCCCATTCCACTAATATGCTATCTACTAATTCATCCCAATATTCGTTGTCTAACTTCATAACTGTCTCCTATTTATATATAACTATTGATAAAAATAATTATCAATATTTTTCATCTCTCCGTAATTTTTACCCATCTTTGCAGTTACATCTTTGTTTCCAAATTCTAATATCGCCTTCAAATCAAAAAGAATTTCAGTCGTATCATCACTATTGAAATCAAATAGCATCGAATCATACAAATATAATATAAATTTTGATTTTTTATTATCTAGGTATTCGTTTATTTGTAAGAATATAGGTTGCATTTCCTCAAATTCAACTAACTGTAATAAATAATTAAATAATTTTTGAGAACTCATTTTTCCTAAGTTTTCAGCATATAATCGTTTTTTAGTAAGAGGTGATTCAATATAACCTTGTTTCTTGTACGTCTTCCACAGTTTTCGTATATACATATTGACTTTTCTAAAAAACTCTATTTTTTCAAGGTCTTCCGGAATTCCGCCGTATAATAATTTAAATGACAGAGTTTTAGACTCTGAATATTGTTCCGGTGTCAATTTTTCGGTTTCAAAGTACATTTTACCCAAATATTCATGCGGTGATTCTGGAAACGTATAATCAACTAAACCGGCTATAATTTTTAAATGATTTGCACTATAATCAAAATCTACTAAATATCCGTTTTCAAATCTTGAAACGTATTTGTTACGAGTTTCGTCCTTTTTATTCAGTGCTGAAAAATTAACTCCACCGTACCTGTTTGAGGCTCGTCCGGTTACCGTAAACATATTATAATTGCTATACAGCACTCCATCTGTTGTATATAACCCAGGAGCTTCCATGTTCACTAAATTTTGTATAATTTCATTATTGTACAATTTATTGTAAAATGTCATATCAATGAAGCGTTCCATCTCACTTGCTAATAATCGACAATATTCAAGGTGTTTTATAAGCGGGATTACCCGGTTGACGTTTTTCAGTTTATAATACTTGACATGGAAAAATTGATGTGACGGTGTTGTTAGATGGTCAATTTCTAGCGCATGATTTGTTCTCATGTAGTGCAATAAATTAACATCGACCATATTTTTAAAATTGAAGATATGAATCATCTCCTTTTTATCAAAAATATATTTAGTATTATCAATGTTCAATTCATTCAGATAATCTAATGATAGGTTCAATGATTCGGTGTGGGTGAACGGAAGTAAATAATCATCACCATCTATGATTCTAATATATAATCCACATAATGAATTGATAATAGGGTGTATTTTGGTATCTGATAAAATAGGTACAATTATCCAATCATGCTCAAATGCGCACTTTTTGAATATCTCAAATTGTTTTGGTGTTTCCACTATAACCATATTTTATATAACCTTTATTATAAGTATTAACCAAATGCTACAAACGATGTAATTTTTTCAATGTCTCCTCTTTTTTTGTTAATGTATGTTGCCACATTTCTAGCGGATCCAATACAAATCTTGGAGCATCAAAAAATTTACGCACATCCAATATTTGGTCAGAATTATATATTGATACATTTTGTTTAGTTCCGACAATCTGCCAGATAACCTTCAATTTTAAATAATACGACAAGTCTTTGGAATACATGCTGTCCTTTATTTCAATAATAGGAGCGTGTTCATTATTGTATTGTCTTACAAAGTAGCGATACAAATACCCAGCCTTTTTATTCTTTTTAGTCGGTACCGGCTTATGAGGTCGAACAAATAATGTAGATGCTAATGCTCCTTGTGACGCTTCTTTATATTGAGAAAAAGAGGTTCGTGTTCGTGTATTTGTAATAATTTTTGGTATCGGAGTATTTGTTACAAAATATTCCTCCTTGTCATCTGTATAATAAATGGTATAAGAAATATCAGGTCTCACTCATTTGCCATTGTCGTATTTGAACTCATTTACTTGAGTAAATTTTCCCTCGACTTTTCTATTGATTTTTTCTTTGATTTCTGACAGCATCATTATCCTCCAGTAGTGGTATTCATTTTCAAGTCTTTGCGTTCGACCCCAATTTTTAAATCAAATTGAGAATCATCTGTGCCAGGTGTTAATGGAGATTCATCTGCGTTGGTAGTTTCTTCAATATCTGCGGGTGGTTTTGGAGGAGGAGTGTCAGGAGTTGTATCAACTCGTATTTGTCCGTTTAACGTGACTTTCCAGTTGGTTGAATCTAATTCATGCTCTGCGCCCATTATTTGAAACAATGCCTTTTCCTTATATCGTTTTTGGACATAATCACTTGCAAAACAGTTTCCAGGATAAATTCCACTTATACCTTCTAACTCTATGTCCAAATGTAACGGGATAAGAGGTGCAGAGTCATTCCTAACAGAATCAATCGGATCACCGTTCATTACATATTTCATCACATCTAAATATTTAAGGCCGCTACCATTCTTTAAAGTTCCGCACACGCTATAGACTGACTTTGTGATCTTGTCTTTTTTTCATTCGTTAATTTTTCATTGAGTAACGCTGTCTTCTCGTAGTTGAATTTCTTTTGTTTGTTCGTCTAATATATCAAATAAGGAAGCCGTTTCTACAGGTTCTGCAGGTGATTTAGATTCATATGCGGGCAATGCTGGCCCTGAGTTTACTCCGAATTGGCTATTTGGCGAGCCGGAGTCCGACCCAAATCTTGAATGTTGGTAGCCGCGTGTTAATTCAGACAATAATTTATCATCTGTTGGTTTTGACAATTTCGCCAGTGCCTCAGCCTGTAATGACGGACTTGAATTGGAACTATTATTTGCATACATCGCAGATACCGCCATTGCTGAAGGTAATTTACCTGATAATTGTTGTGATAGAACTATACTATTTTTACCCCAAACTGGAAATACAAATAATTTCCCTTCAACTGTAGACCAATTATTAGTATCCAATTTACTAGGACTATTGATTAAATCTCTAAGTGAATATTCTGCTATATTTTGATCTATTATTTTTAACCGTGCATTATTTTCAGGCGCGGCCATTAATTTTAAATTTCATATTCCCACATTTTCATTCATAAGTTGAAATAATTTTGTTAATGCAGAATCTATATTATTTGCGTTATCAAAAACATTTGAAATTAAAAACTCCCAATTGAATAATATATTCCTGATGTATCCTTTCCCTCGTACGGTAGTTGATTTTCCCGCAGAAAAAGGCCTGCTAGCAGTCAGCCTTTTTGCATCACGTAAAATTGTATGTTTAGTAATATCCGATGAATTTTTAGAAACTTGACCTGGTAAAATGAAAAATTTAAAATTAGGCGATATTAAATCCTTATGATTTGAAATAGTGATAGATTTATAAGCCAATTCAGTATCCGGCTTTAAGTTTTTCCTGTCACCTTGCGCTAGCTCACCTTTTATATCTCCAATTGTCAAGTGTGTACCTTTATCATTTATCCACGGCTCAATGCTTCGCAAATAACTTATTATCTCATTTTCACGGTTGACATTACCTAAAAATCTGCTAATAATGTTATCCTCTATTCAGCCCCAGGTCATATACAATTGAGGTTTTCCATCTCCTAAAAAATATATATTTTGATTGCTATTATTTCATGTATTCTGTGAAGGCTTGTCTGGAGTTTTGAGTGTTAGTTTATCATCAAGATCCTTAATAAATTCTGAAAATGTAGGTATAACTGAGGTTGTTTTTGCTTCCGAGTTATAAACTATGTTGGTTGTATTTTCTGGGATTAGTTGTTGCTTTAACATATCAATTCCCATTGAAACTAAAGTTGTGGTACAATCAACTCCACCATCGTCTCGCACTGACCATTCAAAATTTGTAACTACGCCTACAAGGCCGTCATACGTGCCATTTGATTGAATCACCTTTTTATGTATTGTTTGATATATTTTATCTAGGCTATAGTCAGCCTCAGTAAGCACTGGAATATTAGTCTTACCATAAGAGTATCCTCACTCTAAAAGTACACTTGCGCCGACTGTTAAAAAATTTGGTTCATATAAATCTAAATCATCAAGTGTTCAGCAAGTCCACTGAATTGTTGCTGATCGTAAGGATGCAAGTGCTCCCTTAAATTCAACATTTATGCTGGTCACACCGGGCATCGGTTTAAATTGGGTTCCGCCACTCTGAGTGGAAGTATAAATATCATCGAATCCGTATTTCAAAGAAAGGTCATCATTTAGCAAACCGCCATTAATTACTCTAGTTTTAATAGAACTTTCTGCTGGTTCATCTTTCGGCTGAATAAAAGAAGACATTCTCATCCATGTTGATTTTACAAAAATATTATTCATTTCTGTTTTAGGAGTTGAATCGTCACTTGTTTGCGTTTCATTTACAGGAGGTTTTTCTCTGTTCAGCACTTTTTGCCTACGGTGTAACTCTGCTCTGATTTTTGAATCTATTGGAGCAAGATTAATCATAATTAAAACCCTTTATTTAGTTGTTCTAAATCCGATAATATTTTTTGTATATTAGATGGGATGCGTAATTCTATTCCGGCGTCCAATGAAAACTTCGCTTGAGTAATATCATTTGCAGTTGCTATAATCCACCATAACGTAACATCCTTGTAATATTTAAATGCTAACAAATCAAGTCTGTCCTGGTCACGCGTCAATATAAATGTATCTCTGTCATCAATATCTATTTTTGGATATAGGGTTGGCTTGAATACTCTATTGTTATCCTTATCCTTGCCTATGCTAGTATGCATGTATCTTTTCATTATCCTTGTCCTAACTTGTCATATAATACAGTAAGATTAGGCCCGTCTTTTGCGCCCCTTTTCCCTTTACGTAGCGGATAGTTATTTATTGTTCCTGGTCGATTATCATCTGTTAGAGTAATCCAGTCAAGCTCATAATGCAATGCCTGAGACTCCGGAGCGTATTTGCCAATGTACGTGAAATCTATATTAACTGATAAATATTTAGGAAGTTGAAAATGTTTGTCATATTCCCAAGTTCCTTCGTCTTCGACTGTGATTGAAACTCCTTCAATTATTCCGGGAGTGTCTCTCCACATATCACCTATTGTTAGATCAACAAATGGCGCAACCATTCTAGAATCCGTATCCCAAGTCGGATAACACAAGCCTACAAGATAATTCAATTTCTCCCATAAGATTGGCAATTCTTGTTTTGTCTTAGGATATATTTGAAATGTAAAACTGACTTTTCGATCAACTCCCAAATACGTATAAACTTTGTCAGGACGACCGATATATTTTTCAGAATTTCATTCCGGCGTAATACTATCAGAAATGCCTGATAATGATGCTCTGAATATAATCCACTTTTTATTTACCTTATCGTAAAATTTGAATGGTATGAAATCTTTAACAATTCCACCTTTACCCTCAATAGTTCCAGGTTCTTTGCCGTCAATACTACCATATGGTATTGCATTTACCTTGTCAACCTTAGAAGTTCTAAGATCGTAATTCGCGGTTGTATCACTATAAATAAAGCCTAATTTTGTAGCTTCCGGTGCGGCCACTATATTTCCTAGTGGTCCTTGATCTCCGACACCTTTAACGGCGTCCCACATGTTTTTAGTGTAATTATCAATTTTTCTACTTTGTTCCTCATTTTTTCCAAATATACTATCTAGACTGGATAATAAGCCACCCGGACTTCCGGCTAGATCAATTATAGCATTCTCTTTGTCTATATGTTTGGTTAAAGAAGTTTTGCTATCATTTAGCGATTCCCCGGGTGCAGATGCGGCGAGTTTAGATTTTACTCACGCCGTAGGTCCCGATGTGAACGATGCCATTTCTGAATCTGGTAATGTAATATCTACATGTCGTTTGACATGGATTGTAGGAACGATTGAACCGAATATTGAAAGTGGATTCCAAGTTCGTGTTTCTGATTTCGTATTTAATCTTTGTAATGCTAACTGCTTAATGCCGAATACAATTCCTTTAGGCGTTAATATAAATTGTGCTAATCTCAATTCATCTGCGATTGTTCGTGCAATTGAAGTGTTTAATCCGCCTCGTACTATTCCTAGATCAGCATCGCCTAGTATGTCAATTCCCCATCTATCACCTATATCTTTGTTGATAAATGGTTGAGGTATTGTTAGGCCACCATCATAACGTCTTTTAGGAAATTTATCATATAATCCAGTACCGTCACTAAGTAATCCGCCCAATCGGTCTCCGCCTTTTAACCGTTCCCCGTATTTATATCCAGTACCTAGAGTATTTGGTTCTGCGTACTTTGCAAGTAAAAATCCTGCATCTGCTGAAGGCTCATTCGGATATCTATTTGTCTTACTGAATCCTAAATTACCAAAATCTGGTGAGCCTTTTCCTAACTGAGTGTTCAAGTTGAAATCGCCTACCACTAATGATTTTTGAAGTTCTCCTGGAGCTTGTGTGTAAGGTACGTTAATTGGAATATTATTCCAAGAATCACTTTCCGGAGTAGCGAAGGCTGACGCATATTTATTCATATTAATAACTGGTCTGCCAATAACTGAATCATGCGTTCCTGCATATTTGGATAATGTCCCTGTATAAGCCTCTTTGACAAGGTTGCCGATAACTGGATAAGTTCCATATTTTGTGGTTGGCGGAATCCCCGGAGATGTTAATGTAGCGTACGAAGTTCCAAATATGTCTGTAGTGGGAAGACTCATTGCACCTTCATTATAAAATCTACTAGCCTTTATTGGAATACTTAAATTTGCAAATTGTAATGGTGTACCAGGAATCGGGTTCGCAAAATTAGATAAATACGTTCCTTCCCATAAAGGATTATCTGGGTCATCTTCATTAAAAGTACGTGTCTGGAGTCCATAGGTGCCCGTTAACGCGTGTTGTTTAGGAATATTGAATGTAGGTTGTCCTGTAGTAGGAAACGATGTTTTAATTGATGCTTTTGTTGTAGGCCAAACAGGCGGCGTTTCTATGCGCCCTAATTGTCGTGTAACAATTGTGGTTGGGTCATTGATCGGTAAATTGACATCACCGTCTACCCAATGTAAAGAATCTCCAAATGATACTGAACCGTAATGATCAAACACACTTCGAGTTTTAGCATATGTGGTCGGTGTAGTAACTGCAGGAGTATTATATGTTGCGTCAGGTGTAGTAACTGAGACTGTGGTTGGCGGAGCATATCTACTTACAAACGATGCAATCGGAGTAGTCATGAAATCACTTCCGTATGCATCCGGAGCTATAGATGTAGTATCTAATCCATAAGAACCTACAACATGAGTAGCTGATCCTATAGGAACTGAATATTGACTTACAAATGTTGAAATAGGACTGGTCATAAAAGCACTTCCATGAGCGTTTGAAGCTATCGGAATCGTATTTAACGAATCTTGATATGTTTCGTTTCCAAATGGTCCTGTCAATGTTATTTGATTAGGTGAATGTCTTAATGATGGCAATACCATTGTACTATCAGGAGCAAGTTTTGACGTAGTAAAATTTGAAGTGAATCCTTCGGGTAAGGTTGCTCCGCCTCATAGTCCCATCGTGCCACTAAAATAATTAACTTCTCCTAAATTATCATAAACTGAGTGATCAGGGTGCGGTGGCAATCCACCGGATTCAGTTCCACCGTGTCTTCCGCCGTGTTGACTGAAATTGGTTCCTGCACCAATTGCTAAATCACTTGTTAAGTCTATCAAACCCATTATGCTACTCCTAAGTCGCCAACCTTATTAGTTAATTTGCCCATTAACATTTTGTTATCATCTATTAATTGTTTTAGTAATGTATTCGTTTCTACTGCAGTTACATTTACAGGATCCTTTGACTGTGAGGATGTTGTTTCTTTTTGAGACATCGGTGATCTGAGATTTGACTCTTTTACTCCTTGTACATCAACTGCTGAATTGAGACCTCTCATCGCGGCGATTCCTTTACCTGCAAGATTAAGAGCGAGGCCAAGTCCTACCATTGCGGCTGAAATGCCTAAAATTATTGGAATCGCAGGTGCTAGTGCTACCAAGCCCGTCGATAACGCGGCGAAGCCTGCTCCGCCGGCCGCTCCCATTAATGCCATTGCCACGGTTGCCAATTTCAAGAGAATGAATACTTTTAACAACTTCTTACCCTTTTCCCATGCACTTGTTAATTTACCAACTAATCCATCAATAAGAGTATTCAAACTAAATAATCCGTCTTTACCTGTACCCATTGCTTCAACTCATGCAATAATTCCAGTAACCCAGCCTGAAACTTTGTCTGCAATAATATCAACATACTTTGCGGAATTATCCAATAAGTCTTGACCAAATGATAACTTACCTACAAACTCAGAAACTTTACTTTGAATTTTTTCCCATGCCTGTCTGACAACTCCTAGTATTTTCTGTATGACTGACATTCCCTGTTTTTGATCGGTAGTCATATCATTTAATTTTTCTTGATTCATGATCATTTTTGAAAGTTCATCAACGCCGAGTCCAAATGCTCCAGCTAATGCTTTTCTCTGAATAACATTCATTCTTTCAAATTCTGCTTGGCTACCAACCTGTTTCAATACCTCACGTTGCATACCAGCCAAATCCCCGCTCAATGCCATTCGCCTTGCCATATCACTATTAATAGTTCTTCCTAATAATACAGAAGCTTCCATTTGATTTTCAATAGAACTTTCAAACTCTAATAGGCTATCTGCTATCTTTGCCGTTTCTGCTATACTCAATCCTAATTTACGAGCCTCGATTGCCGCGATTGCTAAATTCTTTCCTCCATCTTTTGCGTAACTTGCAAAAAATTCAGTATCACTTGCCAAGTCTTCCATAACTGCGGCTGGTGCAACTCCATTTGCCTGTGCCAATTCGCCGACCATTGAAAGGCTGTTAATAGCTGATTCTAATGTTGAACCAGAAACTGCCATCATTTGTGCGGCTAAGCCTGCGGCCGCGTCAGCACTTACTCCATATTGAAATCCCAGTGCTTTCATTTGCATTAAATTCATACTCGTAACATGTTCAAGTGAACCAAATTCAGATAACAATGCTGAGGCTTCCTCACGAGCAAACATTAACGTAGGCCCGATTTTAGCTACTTGTGTATAGGACAATCCAGTATCTTGGGCGAAATCGAATCATGATTTACCCAATGCAATTAATCCGGCGCCGATTGCAACAATGCCCAATTTCAATGCTGTCATAGGATTTGCAACAATGCCCATTATTTGAGTTTTAGTATCTGCTCATTTTTCTTTAGCTTCCCCTATTTTTTCATTTCATTTTTCAGCCATGTCGTTTGATGCGGATTGCCACCTAACTGTGCTTTCTGCATTTTTTAACAATGATTCTTCAGCCGCAATACTTGCTAATACATCTTTAGAATATTTTGATTTAATGTAATTGTATTCTTTTTCATATTTTAATTTCAATTCTGCTAATTTTAAGGATTCGCGTTCTAAATCTATTGTGTTGAATGCTTCATCACCGATTGCAAATTGAGATTTTGCAACCTCACTTAATTTTGCGTGTATTGAATCTGTTATATTGCCTAACTCATTATATCCTTTTCCGCCGCGTAATACCGACTCTGCATGTATTTTACTTAGGTCATTTATTCGTAAACTACTTTTTGCAAAATTTTGTTGTTCTGCTGTTAAATTTGAAAATGTGGTCCTAAAAGATTCCTGCGCAGATTCTAGATCGTCTAATAATTGGGATGCACCTTCACGGGATTTAACACGGCCTTTATTAAGCAAGTCCTGTATCTGTAATTCTCGTTCGGTGTATGCTGAGGTTTTTTTACGTAATTTGGCGGTTAGTGTCAGTTCCTTTTTCTGCTTTACCAATAATTGTAGATATTCATTCTGCTCATCGGTTAATTTGCCAGCAACCTTCTTCTGCTCATTTAGTAAGCGAATTTGTTCACGTAATTCCTTTATCTGCGTTTGTGTTTTAGTAGCCATTTATGCTCTCTATTTAAAATATTTTTCGTACGGTGTACCTTTATATTTTTTCTGTAAATCCTTGATATGTTTACCAGAAACCTTTTCCATCTCTTTCTTGGCTTTTTCGATGTCTTTCCGCATAGCCTTTAACTCGGGGTGCTTCTGAATCATGTCCTTAACATCGGCTTCCCTGTTTCTCAGTAAAAACCACAGTACTTTATCAACTATAGTTTCCGTGATCATTTGTTGCGTATTACCCATAATATTCTCCGTGATTATTCAATATGATTTTGTTCATATATAAATATCAAAGTTCTAAGTTTTCACTTGAGGACCTCGTTGAACACCCACGCCTTTATTTTGCGCCTTGTCCATTTCCTTCTTTTCGCTTAATTTGGTTTTTTCGATTTGTTTCAAATAAAAACGGCGGAGCCACACAGGCATAAAATATACCTCTGAATGTGTAAACCCTCCATTTCCATGATAACAAAGAAGGTAAACTTCTTCGTGAACTATTGCTTTATGATTTGGTGCTAGGCCAAAAAAACTGTACCGTCATCGGGACGGTCACCTCCTCCTCGTATGTACACAAGGAACATTCAAAATTATAGCGCATGTCTATATCTGGAGTGATTGTTTTTAGGTGATTTCTGAAGGCTAATGAATCCACTGCTAGAAAGCTAGTGTCAACAAAAGTATTAATGCTCTTTCGGTCAGATTTACCATCGACCTCAAGTAACACTTTTTTTAATCGTGTGGTAACTTCTTTTTCAGCTTGACCCTTTGAGATTTTCTTCAATGCTTTTAATTCAGCTTCAATATCTCGTTCGTCTAACTGGGTCAATAGTTTAAATTTAATGTCTAATTTAGAATTTGGGAGTGTTCACGCAAATTCATTTACTCCTTCTTCGAGACCATCAAAATTGACTGTTTTTTCAACTAAACTGGTTAGATCAATGTTGTCCTTATTATGTTCTGCACAAGCAGGACAATCTAGTTCAAAGTCATAAGCTTTGCCATATCCTAATACGCGGGCCGCTACCATCAATGCATTCTTGTCACCGACAAGCATTGAATCCATGTTAATGGATTTGTCAACAACAAGAGACTTTAATAACTTGTCGATAACCACCCCCCTCCGTATTAAATTTTGTGAGGTTAAAATATCTTCATCCTTTGCCGTCATGTAACGCATTTCTACACTACCTGTTGATAATGGATTATCTTCCGGATAGAAAAATCCCTTGGACGGCAAATCTACGATTTCGCTCGGGAATTTAGTTTCTTCTGTCATTGTGTAACTCCTTTACATTTTGTTTTAATTTATCATAATTAAATGTTTTTTGTTTAACCCGCATAAACATACATAGCAAGTGATTTCGTATATATTTACTCATTGTCTTTAATCCAAGATTTTAAAAATGTTTCTATCAATAAGGATTTATTAATACACTTTTTATTAGCCGTGTCTTTAAATTCTTTTAAAATTTTATCATTTATAGATACGGATAATAATTTTTTATTTTTTGTTTTATGTGATGCCATTACAATCTCCGATATTTATATTTCTACATATAAATATAAAGAAATTGAAAAAGTAACTTATTTGTTTAAAACTATTTTAGCTTAATACTACTGTGACATCATATCTATCTAACGGGTCTTCGACTGATCCGGCACCTGCCGCAGTCATTGAACCGTGAATTTTATTTTTCTTGCCTCGTTGATTTGTGAAGTGAATTTCAAAATACCGGACTTTGCGTTCCATTGGCATGGTTTTGTCATATTTATGATTGCCATAATGACTTTCATAAATATCCCAGTCAAGTCCTAATTCAGTTAATTTATCGAAAACCTTGTGGATAGGTTTCCAGTGTTCATCCTTAAAAAGTCCCCGTATGATAGGGCGAATTTCTTTATAAATGCGACCTTTCAATGTTTCCTTAGCAACATTGTCAAATGCTTCTTTAGTAGCTGTTTCTAATAATGGAGTGAGTTTTAACATGTTTATTCCTTGGATGCTTTTAAGGCGTTTGCCCCGTGTTCTCCTACATTACCGGCGACATACAATCCTCAAATAACCTGACTAAAATTAGATCATTGATCGAAAGTTGCTAAATCTGTAAGAAACAATATTGCTGTTGCTGTTACAAATAATACAGAGGCGCCAGTTAATTTTCTTTGCTGTACATTCATGATATTATCCGTTTACGGCGTACACGTTATATTCAAATTTACCGGATTTTTCAGATTGTGTTTTAATCCATTTTAAACCATCTTCAAAAGAACTAAATGACTCTGTTTTTAACACTTTGTCGGTGCCTTTAACGGAAATCTGTACTTCAACAATTTCCTCTTTAGCGGCCATTTCTTCTTTGATCATATTTCGTAAATCTTTCCTGTTCATATGTAGCTCCTATTTGTTTAGAATTGTAATATCCAATAATCTGCTCTTAGGGTAATTGAAACTTCTGCGGCTTCATTTGAACCCCAGTCTAAATCTGAAAAGTTTGCTTCTTCAATCCATGCGCCTTTACCAGTCCATTCTTCAACTTTGTCTCCGACTGGTCCTAATACATCAATAGTAACATCCTTTTTATAAAAATCAGAATATCCGTCACGACCTGTTACGGACTCATGTGATAGACGGACTCATTCCATTACAGCCTGAGCGGCAGACGGGACAACTGGGTCATATAAAGTAATTTCAACGGTTCCCCACTCACCCTTACCTTTTACGTATCTTTTAACATTCATGTGTTCTAAGGTTATTGTCTCGAACGTAATAGTTGGTCTCGCGGCCGTTTTAATAGTATATGCAGGTAAACCCTCAATATACATGATAAAGCGATTTGCAACTTTTGGTTCAAAAGGCGTAAACATTATTTCCGAAGGGTCAATTAAATCTGCCATGTATTTTCTCCTATAAAGTTAGTGTATTCATATTCATATATAAATATCACGAACTGAAAAAATATGATAGATCGTACAAAGAACGTCTTAGAAGTTTTTTAGAAGTTAAATAAATTCATCGACTATTGTTTGGAGTTGGTCTAGGACTGATTTTCGTGATCCTTTAAAACCATATTCAGATTTCAGGATTGAGTAAGCACTTTTGCCCCTTCGCTTCATTCCTGCTATCTCCAGTTTTAAAGCACCCTTGAGTGCGAGGATTCTAAATGCTTCGATCTTATCAGGTGTATCTGCTACGATTGTCATGTGAGACTCCATTTTATTTAGTTTCTTTCTCTTGCTATAAGATAAGAAATAACAGATTAAAAGTCAAGCAAAAAAAAGCAACTATTTAATAAGTTGCTTCCACTAATTCTCACCCAATTGGAATTGAAATTTTTGTAACTCTGAACTCGGGCTTTTCAGCTCTTCCGGCAGGAGAACGTCTTGACTGTGATTTTAATAGTTCTGCTCCCTTGGTTGCTAGTTCACGAGTTGCATAACCTTTGGACACACACATAGCCTCTCTCGGGCCTTTAGTGTTTTCCTTTAAAATCACATACACACTATTCATAAAAACTCGTTTTTAATTGTTAGTACAATATATAATTATAAGTATCAAAAGTCAAGTTTTTAATAGAGCTGAGATTGAATACTTTCATAAATAAAGTCAGGGTCATTTTCAGTTACCCAGCCACATTCTTCATCCGTTAGATTACGATCTAATTCAAGGCTGTATGCCTCGCCTAGAAATGCATCACAATAATCCGGTGCATCCTTTGTTACAATATTTTCAATATAGACATTTTCAAGAGCTTTAATATTAACATATATCGGCACTATGTTTGTACATTTCATTATTCATTCTCCCCGGTGAGTCCAAAGTATTCAAACAGAAATGCAATAAGTACAGAGAATACAATTGTTGCATGTACTATACCTTCACACCCAAAAATACCCCCAAAAATCAACTCCATAACCCGGAGCTAAAACATGAACTGCAAGTATCATAAACGCTAACACGGATTCGGCAAATATCAATTGTTTTGTAAATAGTTTCATTTCTTTACCTCAAGTTCCTTTCTCAATATTGTTATTTGAATGACCAACTGATAAGCCAATGTGCTCATGTCGCCTACTGCGCCACGTTCTTTACATCGGTCTATTTCGTTCATGACTTCATCCATACTTGTATCTTTAGTTACTAACATTTAGGTCTCCTTTATCATACTACTAATATAGGCAATAAAAAGTCAAAAGTCAAGGACTATTTTTGGACAAAAAAAGCCTCGAAAAACGAGGCTTTTGATTTTTATTAGGTTGTAGGTTTTATGATGGGAATGTTGCACCTGTTGGCATTACTGTGAAATCTAAGATAACGAATTCCGCAGTACGAGTTGGTTGAATCCAAATCTGACCGACAAGTTTGTTTCTATCAATCACCTCAGGAGTGTTATTTGACTCGTCCATAATAACTCTGAATGCTGTCAAACCACTATTCTGTTGCACTGACTCAAGATATGGGTTGACCATATTCAAGAAGCGTGTACGTGTGACAGAATCATTGCCTTCAAATACCAAGTAACGACTTGAAGATGCGATATATTTCTTCAACTTAATTAAAAGTCTACGAACATTTACGCGGTCAAGTGCGGATGGTAATGATTGAAGTGTTTTCTGACCCCAAACAACAACACCTTGTCCTGGGAATGATGCAATCGGATTAACTCTATTTTCATAAAGGTCATCGCGCTCCTCATGAGTTAAACGAGTTTTTGCATCTACAACGGTTGTAAGACCACCACGATTCAAGCCTGCAGGAGCAAACCATTCGTGAGAAACCTTATCCGTGTATGCAATAACTCCACCCATGACCACTGAAGGCGGTACCCAAAGTGGTAAAGCGGTATTACGGTCAACAATTCTTACCCAAGGATAATATGTTGCGGCATAATTGGTATCTAATGTAGAAACATTGCCGTACGCTGTTGAAACGCTGTCATCAATATCTGCTGAATCCATTATATAAAATGCATCTCCACGTGCTTCAAGTTTTGTAATTGCCCAGTTTGTTACTGAACTATGAACTTTATGAAGTACGCCAGGAGTGATCATTAGATTAATATCGAACTCATCAGGGTTGCTTACAGCATTGATAGCACGTTTGTATGCTATTGAACCACTTGACAATGAATTTGTAATATCAAATCCTTGTGTGTTACCTGCTGTGATATTAGCACCAGTCAATTTAGGATTTGCAGGATTGTCTCCGTCAAAGCCACCTTGGAAAGGAACTGAGAATATACGTTGTTTAATATGTGAATCAGTTAATGTAATTTTTTCAGTATTATCAGAATATGGGGTACCTAATGTACTTGCACCGGTGTTACCAAATTCATCTTCTAAACTCATTGTTACATTGTTACCAATTCCGGCCGATGATGGAATAGCACCTAAATATTCTCTATTATCATATTTAGTAAAATCATATCCAAAATAGTAATTTGGATTATACTGTCCTTGATCATCAATCTGCGAACCAGTTGTGAACGATGCAGATGGAATTGATGTAGTTGTAGGATCGGTTACGCTCAGTGCGGCAAATCCCATTGGTGAAACTGTCTTAGGAATTGAACTATCAGCAATATCATCAAAATCACTCATGTAAATATGATTAGACTTGTTAGGCCAATCACCGTTATATGTCAATTTACCATTGCTGTCAATAGTCACATATCTATCACCAATAACACGTGCAAAATAATTTACACTTGCCGGATCAAAGTTAAGGCTATCCCAAGATTCAACTACCACTTCATTGGACTGTTTCCAAGAATTTTCCTTCAATTTACGAACTTGGAGTGAAAATGAACCAAAATCAGTTCCAGGAATTGCACCTGCCGCTTTTACATCAGAAACAACCACATTATATTTATCATTAATATCAGAGCCGTGGGAGCGAGTTTTAACTTTAAACAAGTTATAACGTGCACCATTGACTAATTGAGATTGAATATAAGGTGTGTATGCGTTTGAATAATCGGTTCCTGAAAAATTCAATGAACCACTTGCGATTGATGAGGTTTCTGCACCGGTGAATGTTGCAGTTGACTGAAATGTTTTATAATTTTTATACAGATACACTTCGACTGTATTAAGTCCAGATTTCTGAACTTGTGGACTCTTGCTGAATACATTTTCAATGTAATTAGCACTTGAAGTGTTATATGAAAAAGTATAACTACTTCCACTGATGGATATGACTGAGGAATCCCAATCGCCTGTAATTGAACTAAATTCGTCCAAATTAGTTGTTCCATTATTGCCACCTCTTGAAGGTGCTAAAACTGCAGCGGTTTCTAAACCTCGTGAACTTGTGACTTGCAATGCCATGTAATCCGATGAATATCCACCGATTCCAAGAACTCTAACAATTGTTACCGTTCCTGCACTTCTCAAGTACTGTTCTACTGCGTAAGGAGTATAAAATCTAGAATCTGTGCTTCCAAAAATATCTTCAAACTCAGGTCAAGACCTGACGATTGTAGGTACGAATGCTGGACCTTTGATAGTCGGACCAAGAATTGCGGCGCCTATTTCAGAAATTCCTTGTGGAAGGAATGAAGCATCAGTTTCAGACGTAAATACACCTGGTGATACGATACGTTCGGCCATTATCTGTCTCCTTTACTTGTGTTGTTTGTTGTCATTATGTTTTCTCCTTTTACTAAGGCTAAAATATTACATTCTGATATATCACGTTCTCAAATTCTATTTATAGATACTCCCGTACCGACTATAAGTTTTTGTCGTTCAATGTCAGCACTTCAAATTTCCTTAGCAGTTTTCTTTTTAATTGGGTGAAAATAATCCCATGCATAATCATCTGGATTACAATGTCAAAAATCACCGTCTATTTCAAGTCCTAAATTTAATGTAGGTAAATAAAAATCTACAAAAAATTTCTCTATTTTTTTATTTCTAATATATTCTATATCATTTTTATCCAATATAAGAGCAACCTCATTTTCAGGTGCGGTTCCAGTCATGTTCGTATTCATCAAATAGCAAGATTTTGTACAATATTTTCTATTTTTTTGAGAACCTGGAATTATACTAACATTTCCACACCCAACACATTTAAACTTTATTTCAGGAAATTTTCTCGGATTATTTCAAACTCCACCAATATATCTACGCTGATATATTTCGGTCATTTTTTCTTTAGAATATCCTAACCCATTTTTGAAAGGATTATTATCCTTATTATTATGACCATTAACATAAGTTCTAAAAGTGCCGAAATATTTAAATGTTGTTTTTTCAAGACACCCACAGTTACAAGTCGGATGAATATTATTATACATATATTTAAGAGTATATTCTTTTTTTGAAATGTTTTTATGACTCAGCGTTAAATGGCTAGCCAAAAATCTCAATTCCGAAAATGTTTTATCACATAATTTACACTTCAACAAACTTCTCCTATAATATATCTATTATATATAAATATATAGCCAATCTATCAAACGATAATAGATTGGCTATTATTTTCTAATTTTGAGAAGTTTTTTTACTCTGCAGGGGCTTCCGGCACGATTTGTGGTGTAAACTCTCCAGTTTCAGGATTTAGAGTACCTGGGCCATACTGGTCAGTCAGTTCCTTAAGCAAAGTTTGCTCGGTTTCTGTATTCTCAATATATTTAACTTCTAGTTCATTGCGGCGTGCTTCGATGGCATCCACTTCACGGTTTAACACAATACCTCGAACATCAAGAGCTCCAAACTCAGCTTGAATCTGCTGGTATACTTGGCTTAATTCTCCAAGTGATTTCATTTGTTCTTCGGTAAATTTAATTGCTGTATCTTTTGTCATAACATTTCTCCTTTATTGTTATTTTATATAAATAGTATAAACTTTTATTTTATGATTGTTTTTTCTCCAAAAGACATAATTGTTTTTGTGGGTGAAAAAACCTTTTGTGTTGTTATTATTTCATTAAAAGATTCTGGTAGTAAATAACCCGATATTGATAATGAAAATGTAGTTTTGTTGATGCGTTCTCCGTCTCCGACTTCCGTGCTATCATCAAAGCTTGAAATTTCTGATCTGAACTTGAAACGGCCAGGTTCGCCTCAGTAGGCACCGGCTGAATAATTTATTTTTTCAGTAAGTTTATTCATTTGTTCAATGTATGTAGCCCACATAATGCAATCATATTCAATTGTCATATATTTAGGAACGGCTACTTTAAAAAATTCATGTGACGGAATTTCTTCTCGGAGTAGTGGGAATTGACGGTATCTGTTTTTGTTTGAGTATTTCTGCTCGAATACATAATGTAATTTCGGGTCATTTGCATCCATGGCATTCATTGTTATAGCATCGTCTTTTCCTGCCGATGTACGTCTAAATGTAATTGCGGGTAAAATGATTTGACGTTTATTGTCCCTGATATATCCATCCTTTTGTGCTGATTTTCAGCGTTCTGGATTTGAATATAAAATTGGGACATTAACCAACTCACCGTTATCAATTACTGAAGGCTTAATGACTTCTGAAAAATAATACATGATAGCAGAATCAATGTCCATCAATCCGACGGATACATTATTCGAGGTATCATCTTTGCGTGATACTTGTTCTGCCCGATTGACTTCACGGCCTGTTAGGTGTCGTTCGTCTACTGGGAGTGGTTTGCTACGTGAGGCCATTTAAATTCCTATTTCGATTTTTTAGCTATTGCATAGATTTTTTTCCATCCGTCATCGGATAGAATTATCAATTTTTTTGATGTGTCTATTTCTGCGCCTTGAATTGATTTTGCCGCTTTTACAAATTCCTTAGGCAAAGAATGTGCAGTATTGACTAATTGCATATGATGTCTTCCATCTTTACGTTGTCTGAGCATTAATGGACTCTCGCCCCATGCATTATTAACAACACCCGCTAACATATTCCAAAATCTAATATTAAGTTCTTCCCTAATTATTTGTCGTAATTCTGATTTTTTCATCATTTGCTCCTATCTGTAAAGCCATCCACCGTATGGATCAGCATTTTTATATGTTTTTGGATCATAGATTGAAGCCCTCGGTCCTTTTGCGGCTGAGCTATAACCTGCAGGTTTATGTATATTTCCTGTTGTTTTATCTATGAAACAATGAACGGCACCGTCATGGTTGCTGTCTCATCTTTTCATAGTAATTTTGTCCCAGCGTTTTCCTTTTTTCAATGTAGGTGTTTCTACATATCCTAATTTATAAAATTTCGGATTCTGTTTTTTAGCATGAGCATCGAATTTTTTAGTAATAAATGCATGAAATTGTTGTAATGCTTTATCATATTTAGGATCGGTTGCTTCCGTTTGAAGTTCTTCCTTTTTGTAGTCTTTTAAATCTAATATATCACTTTCAAACGTAACCGTTATATCCTTAAAAAGCTTCATTCCAAAATCCTTCATTTTAGCTTTCTTATACATAGAATATTTGCCGTTTTTATGTACAATTACGCCGTCCATAACAAATCCTTTTGGTAGGGTAATATGAAAATCTTGATCTGCGAAGCGCAATGCTTTGAGCCAGCCGGTTATCGGATTTTTTATTTTGTATTTTTTAGCAACGATTTTACCGGTACCGTGAATAGTACCTGCAGTTTCTTCCTTTATAGCCTCTCGGATCATTTGTCTTAGTTCTGATTTTTTCATTATTTACTCCTAATTTCTTCTATATTCAAATTTGATTTTCTTATTCTATGACAGGTACAATTAAATGACCAGTTTTTGTCTGGATCACCTGCCAAGAGTTGATTTTCATTTATAGCATTGATTTCAAAATATGCCGTGTTTCATTCAAAAATATCACCCATTTCAGGGACAATTGTTAAATCAATTAAATTTTGTCTCAGTATGAAAAATTGAGCATTCTGATTTTCATCTGGCCCAAACTCCTCAGTCTGCCAATCAAAATCATCTGCTTCAATAAGACAAGCAAGTTTAACACCTGGGTTGAAAACTTTTCCAGTTGCCGCTTCACCATATAAATTAGTCTTCGTGTTTTCAGCAGATATTTTATACCATATAGCAGTTTGATTAACAAACCCATCCCTATTAAGGGTTGGTTCGCCTAATAACTCACCATTGAGGGTTTCAAATAAATTCATGTCACGAGTACTTACAAAACGTCCTGGCATTTAATTTCCTTTATAATAATCCGAATTTTCGTGCTAATTTAGCAGTTAGATTCGTATGTGTTTTGTTATGTGATAAATTTCCATTTTTATGTGCTAAGACAGCATGAGCAAATTCATGACACACTACATAATCCATTTCAAATGACCCCCATACCTGTATTATCAATGGTCATTTTATCAATAAATGTAAATTTACCGCCACGTAGTTTTGAAGTAGTCAAATATCCACCACCCCTACTAACTCGTTTAAAAATTATTGGGAATTTCGGCAATTCTGGATACATTTGTCGTAATTGTTTGAATACTTTTTCAGCATTTTGTTGTTCCTCTCGCATCATATCAGCTCGAGCATCTTCACTTATTAAGGCTAGTAATTTCATTTAGCCTATAAAAATCGAAAGTGGTACGCCTTTAAGTTTTTCCTGTAATGCATCACTTTCTTCCTTATCATTTTCCATTAATGTTTTGCGACTGACCGCCTCAAGCGTCTCACGTAATTCTGTAATTAATTGTTCCTTTTCAGCGATTGCCTCTGCCCGTAATGTTTCACCGTCCAAGTTTACTTCCGCGTTTGGTATTGGAAGTGACTGGTATTTACTACGAACCATACCCAACATTTCTTTGACAAGTGCTAATCCATATTTACGGATTCATTGCTTGCCAACTGAGTTAATTTCATTGTATGTCATATTGTTATATGGAACATTTGAATAATCTGAAATTACACTCATGTCACTTCCTGAAGGACGATTAGTTGGATCATCTCGTTCACTTTTAACAACATATTGAAAATAGACACGAAATTTCGAGGTAGGTAATGGGAATAATTTTAAGTGGTTGTTTGTTATTTCAAAACTATATCCACTTTTTCTAATCTGATCATTAAACTCAATGGCTTGTATTCTCAATAGATCAGCATATATAGGCATCATCATAAATTGAACTGCAGGTGTCATCGAACCCCAACCGAAACTGTCCATCATATTATATGAGCCTGCACCTGTTCCTGCATACGGATCGAAATATCTTGCGATTGCAGGAGTACCATCGTGAAATACACGTTTAATTTCAATTGGTGATCCGCTTTCAGAGACCGTTGACCATTCCTGAAGATCGTAAGATTGGCTATATGCGGATGTATTAACATGCCCCATTTTTCATTGTACGTTTCCGCCTGCACCGACTTCCGTGCCATATTGTTCTGACATTTGGACTGTTCTACCAAGTGTCGGAGTAATAAGTTTCTGAGTAATATCCGAGCTTGTTGGCATACCTTGTAATGTCAACAAATTGTCACGGATATTGATTTGATTTACTTGAGCAGAATATTCTGAAATAGATCCTTCAAAACAAGCATAAAAATTTTGTGACTGTAATTCAATATCTACAATTGGATAGCCCATCATTTGAGCAGACCATTTTGCAAATTGAGGAGCCTCAGTCTGAAATGTAGTATCGGTATCATAAAATCCAAATGGTGTTGATCCACTTGCGGCGGATCCACTACCTGGTCATATTGCTGTTTGACTCATCTATATTGCTCCTATATGTGTGTTCTATAATAAATATCAAACACTTTATTATTCGTAAGGTTATTAAATTTCATACCCATAAGCCATTATGTCTATCTTCATGGCGGAAGTGGTTGTCACTTTCAATACATTATCTATTGCCGCTGAAGGATGTGCTATTTGGTCTGGCATATACCACGTAAATGTGCTCTTGTTCGCAATTTGAACGTATCCGTTAAAGAACCTATTTCCATTCGTATCTGTATCCTCAAATATTGTTATTGTACCATCGTTGTCTCCACCTGCAACTATCACTTCATGTCCTCTGAAATCTTGGTTATGTACTTTTCAATGTTATCAAATATTCCTAACGTGTGCTTACAAACCGTACCCTCTCTATTCGGATTATTAACATCAGGCGGTAATAATTCTTTCCGAATACCGTAATCCATTTCAGTTGCCATATATTTAAACCCACCATATAGAAAATCAGGACATGTACAATGAACTTTTAAATCTCCGGCCTCAAGAGCCATTTCAACTTTTTCCTCACGAGTTATGTTTTTTCGTTGTCTCGATACTTGAGAATAATCTGGAAATCTTATTCGTACCTCATGAACTTTTCCACTTCCATTGGGGTCACGCGCCTTGAAAATTGCTGTTTTAGTTCTTTTATTAGAACCTACGTATTTAGCAGTTACTCCGTGCCCACGAATTGTACGAGCTTGGTCAGCACCCGCTTCAATATCGGATTTTAAAAATTCTCGTATGAGGTCTAACATTCTAATCATAATATCTCCTAATATAGTTAGTCATATATAAATATCAGATTATCGTAAAACCACAAAAAAACCCACTCGAAAGTGGGTGATTTTATTTATTTGTTAATTTGGAGTACTATTTTATAGTGGCAAATCTACATACTATATTGTATATCGGAGAAAATGAATTATAATCATACACCACTTGGGTATATGCTTCATAAAAATATAATAACGCGGTTGAATTTGAAGTCATATATGCTTTAAATTCACTTGCTATTTTTTTAATCGTCCCATCGTAATCCTTTCTACTAATACATATCAAAAAGTCGTAAAAAAGTCGTAAAAACTTATCTTTGTATATCTATATATATTACCTTAAAACCTCAAATACAGATTTATTTCACTTCCAAGTGAATTTTAGGTCCGTAGTGTTCCATTCCTTTAGTCACTAAATAGTTAATTTCGTTGTCAGCCTTTGCATATTTACCAGCAATTGTATTACCTGTCCATGTTAGTTTCTTACCTTCGAGTACTGGTTTACTTGTAATTTCTGCTGATATTCTCATTCCATATTCAGTTTCATGAATGATGTCACCTACGTTAAGTTCCAATATTTCGTCAACACTTAATTTACTTCCCAATAACATTATATGTTCTCCAATATATATTTATGTAACATTTCATTCCACTCTGCATCTGCTAGAGCATTGTGAACTCCTTCTGGTTCTCCTGGATGAGGTAGTCCTGATTCGTTCAATAATGGTTTCAAATCATTACAGAACATAGGCCATCCTCGTGGTAAATCTATCATGTGTCCAAATATCCAACAGAATACGACCCAATCATAATTACAGAAATAAGCCCAAAATTCAGGAATTTCTGTACCTTCTACGAGAGGTTGTCCAATGAACTCTAATAATTCTTGTCTGATTACTGCTGTTGATTTACCTTTGTACTTGTGAAAATTTTGTGGTTCTATCCATTCATCCTCAGCTACAATATCATCATAT